GTTCCTGGGGAGGAAACGAACTTGTGTACGATAGTCGTCGAACTCGTTGAAAGGTCGAGCTCAACCAAAAAGACGGGAGTACACCCGTCTCTCTCCATCGCTCTTACCCAGTTTACCGGTAGCGTCAGCATTTATTCCCTCGAAAAGAACGGTGCTTTTTCTATTAAGCTCATCGATCCCCTCTGAGTCTCATCCGCTCCAGGAGACCTCAAGAAAGGAAACACGGTGTCTTGGAGGTTTACATATATAGGATCGGTTTCGTCGGTGTTTGGCTCGTCCCACCATAAAAAGGGCTCCGTTCCCTCTTTGCATTGCGACCACCAGTCCCGGAATTGGTCTATCTCCCTAGACCCATAAGTAATGAAGCGTGGCTCCCTGATGGCCTGCCCTCGGTTGTATACATAGCGAGAGGATATTCCCGAGTTGCTGACGAAGGTTGTAGTTGACGCCGCCGTCGTCTCCATAGAGAAGGGAGGTAACGGCTTTCTGTAGAGCTGGCACCGCTTCCCAAGGATGACTTCTCCGAGTTCCGGCACTATTGGTGAGAGTGCTCCCGTGGTTATCTTGATCCTGCAATAAGTTACATTTGAAAATAGCCTGGGTAGCAGTGTCATCCCCAAGTCTAAACTAGCGAGCCGTTGATCAACCAAGGCATGGGGAGCGCTACCCGTCCACTCTTGTATTTCCTGCTCTCCAAAGAAGTTACCAAAGTTCGCCACAAAAACCTCAACAAATCTAGCCTCACCGAAATTATGGTTCAAAAGGCAAATCGTATCAGCGTCAAAATTTCCGCGATTCAAATCGTCCATAATCATTTCCAGGTACCAGGTAGTGGCGGCTGGTCCTGTTGGCTTTGATATGAGATGGGCTTGGTTGTCATAAAGACGGGAGGTAGGGAAGTCTGGGTCTGATACATCAACCCCCAGCGCCGTCTTCCATTTGAGGGTGAAGTTGGGAAACTCAGAAGTAGAGAGGTCCCGGAGTTGGTGGTTGGAAAGAATAAGCGGCTTGTCCGCCGTTGCATTCTCTAGGTCGACGGTTGGCACCCCTGTCTCAACATAAGCCATTTAAAACGCTCCTGCCATTTCCCGGCGTTTGAGAGCGGGAACCAGGAATGTATCTACGAATGTGTCCACCTCGGCCCGCGTCTGGGGGAATACTGATTGGTAGGTTACATTGACACCGCCCCCGGAGCCTCCCCCTTTGTCTCCAGCCGGTAAAACTGTCTCTCCCTCGCTCAATACTGCAAGCCCCTCAGAGCTGCTCATTCCGGGCAGGGAAACCAGTTGGTCTTTTCGTACCACCCCACCTTGGTGGAACTTGGTAAGGAAGCTCTCTACGAGGCCAAACATAACGGCCGCCGCCCCGCCTGCCACGATAGGACCGGCCCATGCCATGGAAGCCGCCTGTGACGCTGCTGCCTGAGCGGCCCACATCCGGATTTTTTTCATAACCACTTGTCTTAGTACGTCTACGCTTCCTTTTAGAAGGGTCTTTTCTATTTCATGTTGCTGGTTCCCAGCAGCAAGGGCGGACCCTATCGCGTCACCCATGCGAGCTGAAGAATTAACGGCAGATACGGCCATGTCCTGGCGGGCTTTCATCTCCGCCTCTAGCTTTTTCTTGGTCTCGTCTGACGTCTCGTTAGACTTGGTGACAATGGCTGCAACCTCTTCAAGAGGTGCCTTGACCTCGACGGCTGCCTTCTTGTTGTTTTCGAGTGATACCTGGGCTTCGTGGTTCATCTTTGCTACGCCGTCAGCAAGCTCTCCAACCTTTTTCGCGTTCTCACCGAAGGAATCAACGAGGTTATTGGACTTGATGGCTGTGGACTCTATCGCTGAGTCTATCTTAGCAAAAGCCCCCTCGTAGGCACCGCTTAAATCTGGGGCTATCAATCCGAGCTTCTCGCAGGCTTTAAAAATAAGTTCAAAAGGGGAGGTCACCATCTGGAGAGCCACGAGGAGCCCTCTTAGGATCATAAGAAGGCCGTTAACGGCCAGCATACCGACTATTTTCATTGCATCCCATTGCTTAGACATTCCCTGAAGAAGCCTAACCCCGAGATGCATCGCGTAGAACAAAACTTCCCACCCGTTTTTGATCCATTTGTGAATGGTGGCGGCGTTTCTGATCATCCCCCTGCCTAGCTCTAAAATGGTCCCCATCATGATATTTAGCACGGGCATCAGTGACTGGCCTATGATAATCATTAAGTCATTCTTTACGGAACCCAAGCTTCTTAACCTATTCGCGAACTGGTCGGATGTGTTCGCGGCGTCTCCTTGGATGTCGCTCATTCCCTCCATGATGAATTGGTAGCGTAGGGCAACCTTCTCGGCTTCGGTCATTTCTGCGAGAAGTTTATTTTGGCCCTGTGCGTAGGCAAACGCTTGGAGGCTCGCCTGGGACATGACCACACCGAGAGAACGAAGAGGCTCTATTTCTCCAATGATACCGGCCCGCAACTTCTCTAGAGCCATTTGCTCAGGTATGTTTCTGGCTGAGCTTACATCCAGGGACAGTTGAGCGAGGCCCTTTGAAAATTCTTTGGCCGCATCCTTTGACTTCATCATCGGGCCAAGAACGGCTTGGAACTCTGTAGCCATCCCAGCGACCTCAAACTTGGACCTTCCAGTGGCCTCCGCTACCGTGTCAGCCCAGCCAAGGACTTCCTCCTTGTTCTTTCCGAAGGTCAGCCCCATTAGGTTCATGCTCTCGGAAACATCGGACGCAGCCATGGTACTATCGGCTAGAAATTTCACGGACACCTTAAGCCCGTTGCTCAGCTTCCGGAGCCCAAACTTCAACCTTTCGACGCTCATTAGAGCGCTCTTCATGTCCTCCTTAAAGCCGCTGGACTTGAGTCCTAATTTTACCAGTATCGACGCGTCTGCCACTTAATCACCCTTTTTTAGGCGCGGTCATCTCCAACCACTTCGATGCTTCGAAGAGTAGAGTGACCGGCCATTTCTCGACCTCCAAGGGGCTCATGCTAAATTTCTGAGCTACTGCCCAGACTAGCTGCCTTTGGCGGTCGACGAGGAGTTTCCCTGAACTACCTCAACAGTTGCCTCGGTCAGGAATGAGGTGGCTGCCTCAGCGAGCAACTTGATCAACCCAATAGGTAGATCTTTCATTTGCCCGTTAGCACCCTCAAAGACAAGCTCGTCAGAATCAGGCGCGTATGTGCAGAGTTTCACCAGCTCCATTGCTACGTTAGACTCATCAAGGGCCGCGATCTTTTCCGTGATGCTTAGAGTTGGCTCGTGCACCTCGAAGGTTAGACCCTCATAATCTACCATCATCTTCCTGCCACGAAGCGCTAGTGCTTTGGCCTTTAGCTCTTCAATCTTGCCCATTTTTTCATTCCCTCTCTAATCTCAAACGGTTGTTCTAGTCACTGCGCCAGAAATCTGGAAGGACGCTGAGAACGTCACGATGTCGGCGACCGGTGCGCTGATCTCGTAGCTGTTCAATATTCCTTCCATAGTATACTTGACCTGTCCACCCGTGTTATCGGGCGCGAACTCAATGGTAGCCGTATCGGCATAACCCACTAGAGAACTCAGCGTTGCGTCGCTCAAGTTGGTGGCGCTGTCAAAATGTCCTTCTATAGATACTGTGTGATCTATCAAGCCAGGGACAAAAGTCTTATTGCTGTCCCCAAAATTTGTGCTGTCTGCGGTGTCGACGCTGGCGGGCAAACTGACTGAAGTGCAATTAGCACTCAGGTCCCTCAGTGTGTCCGTTGAATCGTCCACGGCAAAGTAAGCATTCTTTCCTACAATGGCGGCCATATTATCTCTCCTTGTTATTAGACCCGTAGATTTTTTCTATGGCGTCTTGTTTCACTCTCTATTAAATCCTAGAAACATCGTGAAGCTGGGGGTGGTTCCAGTGATGGTAAACGATGCCCTTACAAACTGGTTGACCGTCCCAGTGAACTCTATTCTCTCAAAAGACTTAGCTGCTGTAGCAGTAGTAAAGGAACCTAGCGTTGTAAACCCAGACCCAGAGGTGGTGCTGTGCTCAACGTCTATGTCCAGCGTGGGCGTGGTGCCTGACGCTGCCGTGACCTGCAAGAAACAAGAACCGCCGTTCGTTGTTCCGGCAGAGTTGTCTAGCTCTGACGTTGTGCCGGTAACCGTCACTGCGCCTAGTGGATGAAGAACCCTGATCCTCTCAGCCGCTGTTGACGATTGAAGCGCCAGAGATACGCTCACCACATCGGCCACGGGGGCGGTGATCTCGTAGCTGGTGCTGTTCCCTTCCATTGCCCACCCTGTGTTATTCAGGGTGTCGCCGTCGTATAACACAACTAGATTGTCGTCCGTATCACCAATGGTAGACTGGAATACTTGGTCCGTTGCATCCGTTGCTCCATCGAATAAACCACTAAGCGAGAAGGTCGCATCCGTTAAGCCAGGCACGTAGGTTTTCGCTGAGTCGCTGAAAGTCGATGTGTCCGCTGTGTCTTGTGACGCAGTAGGTGCGCTCGCTTCGTTTAGGAAGGTCGTCATGACCACCCCATTGAGGAGGACGATAGTTTGCTTTCCGTGAACCGTAGCCATTGTTTTATCCCTCTAAAAGTATAAATTCCCTGTCGCAGTCGTTGCAATGGAAGGACTCTGGGCCTTCCCCCATTGTTGAAGTATCCACCTTGCTATCGTGCGGGCATTCACCTGAGTGAACACTGTGCAGCTTAACGATAGCCTTGTTGATAAACTCCGTTGCACTCATCAGATCTTTGACGGCGCTCTCAAGTCTACTTGTTGCACCGAATTCTAAACCTGGTTTGTATTTGTCTGTAGTTCTCACTTAACCTCGAAACACTATTTTCTAAATTTATGCTCGTAAAGTTCCACCCGTCCCCAAGGCTCAAGCTCGCCCAGTTGAGAGTTTCCACCACGAGGTTGCTTATAAGGTTCACCTCGTCGTCTTCTTTCTCTTCGCTCCAAACATTGATTGAGAGTGTTACCTCTCTCCCGTTGCTATTGGTCCCGGCGAAAGTGTCATCTATAACCTCAGTAGCTGATGGAATATCAACGTAAGGAAAGCTCATATTATCCGGCGGGATTTGGTAAACCTGGGCCATTGCGGTGATGCTTGCGTTACCATTTAGGGCGGCGTATACCGCGTTCCGTGCTGCTAGTGTTGCGCTTCCTGCCATTACTTACGCTTCCTAATTTGTTTCCTAATTTCCTTTTTGATCATCCCCGGCAGCTCTTTTCTAACTTCCTCGTAGGCAGGAAATAGAAACGGTCTGCCCTTGGTCCCCTGTCGAGCTATCCTTCTTTGGATTGCCTTCGCTATTAAATAGGCCTTGTTTTTGTCCTTGGTAATCTTACGCTTAGCCCACCTAAAAAGCGGCTGTAGTGAGACCCAGTGAGGACCGCTCCCATATTCTATAGCTGATGCATAGGGGAGGTTGGAGCCGACCTCAGCGAAAACAGGCCCGGCGTTTGTTACCGGCCCGGCTTTTTTAGAGGCACCTTGACCGAATCCAAGAGACCTCTGTAACGCTCCTGTGTCTTTTATCATTGGGCTGTATCCGCTAACGATTTCAGTGACCGCCATCTTGTGGATCTTGGCAGCTCCGGTATTGATGGCATTCCTCGCAGCAATCGGCACCTCCTTCTGGATGCCTAAAAGGATTGCCTTGAGCTTTGGGTAGCCCTCTAATAGATCGTCTTTAACGGCCAACTAAGCCCCCCATAAAAATTCTTTGGTTGCCCTGCATTTGGAGCACCTTGTTACCGGCTTCACGATCACGCAGAGATTGCCGTAAATGTCTAGAGATTGCCTCTCTACTGTGGCCCTCTTCCATTCGTGGCCCTTTAACCATTTGCATACCAGATAGGTGCATAGCTTAATCACTCAACCGGTTCTTCGTTTACTAACAACTCCAACCAATCATCCATCTCGTCGGGGATGTGACGTTGGCCGGTGATATAAAAGTATCGATCTATTCCCCTGATGTTGCTCTTTCCCCGAGTCTTGCCAGTATTTAGATCGTCCCTGTTCCTTACATAAATCCTATGTGTTGCCTTCGCTATATCTGCGTCAGCTCTGAAAGCTTCGCTCGCCGTCCGTGGCTCTATCTTGCACCAGACCGTGGGGTCTGTTCCTATGTCCTGCCAGTCGGGGGATTGTTTCCACCCGCTTGCGTCAGAGGCTTCATCATCCTCCTGGAATGTGATCCTGTTTCTCATCTCAGAGAATCTCATAGGGTTAGAATCCTTAAGCTCTGTAACATCTCTCTGGCCGGTTTCGCTGCGGGAATTGTAGCGAACGGCACCTCGCCCCCACTTCTGTTATCGTAGAACCCGGCGACCATTGTCATAACGGCACCCGCTACCAGGTCCTTGTAGAAGTCATCGACATCCCCTATGGAATCTTCCCACCCAGCCTTGAAGTTGATAACCATTGCCTTCTCGCTTCTCAGGTCTGAGGGCCACGCTCCGCCATTGGCTAAGAAAACCCTTCCCGGTTGTTTGCTTTTATCTGCGGAGTAGTTAGAGTCGTCTAGAGTTGTTTCCGCGTCTTCTGCGTCAAAGGTCTTTATGCTCTCGATACTCTGTAAGGGCGTTCGGGGTAGCTCGATGCTAGTTCCCACGACGTCTTTCCTGTCTAGTGACAGCTCCCAGGTAGAAGTCAAGAAAGCACGGTTTGTGTATTGCTCCAGATAGCTGGTTGCCATCTTCACATAACTAGCGATGACGGTATCGTCAGCAGAGCCGTCAACCTTTAAGAAGTTCTTCATGTCTGCGGTGCTTACTACCGCATTCGTCGAACCCTCTGAGAGTGTTAGAAACTTCATGTTATTGCTCTTTGTTTTTTATCTTTACGTTCATCATCTTGTTAAATGGAGGACCGCCAGCCGACTTACGTACCAAGACGTGAGCGACCGGCGGGTCCATTTTCAGTATCGCCTGACCCTCTTTCTCAGACACCGCGTATACGCTCCCCCGGTAGAAGAGTTTCCCGTATCCCACGAAATCTTTTAAGAATTGGATCTTCACTATCAGTTACCTCATCTTATGCCATGACCAGGATACGGAACGCATCCGGATCGACTACGTTTCCACCCATGCGTTTCACAGAAACGAACTTGGTTACATAGTCACTAGCTGACGAGAATTCATCTCTAATCAAAGAGATTCCAGCTCGGTCATAAACCACATAGCCTTTAAGGTCTCCCAGGATGATGGGCTTGGTGGTTGTTGCAGGGTCGGGCATGTCGTCGCAAATTACGACCGGCTTGCCTAACAAGTTACTCGGATCGGAAGTGCTGAGCCCTGGCTCCCACAAGTATTGGTTGGTTGTGGATTTCAATGCTCTAATCAACCCAACGGTTTTATTATTCATTAACCAGGTTGTATTGTATCCAGCTTTTACCAGGTGGAACATGTCAATCAGTTCCTCTGGGTCCAATGCTGTTGCACTTGCTGCTGTGGTGGTAGGAACGCCAGCCGCTGCCGTGATGCCCGTAGGCTGGCCGCTACCGGTTCCCGTCAAGATGGCCTCTCCCTCTGCTCCAGCAAAGGCGGCTGAGAACGTCTCGAGGAGTTCCTCTTCGACCGAAAAATATGCATCCTGGATTAATTCGTTACTGACATCCGTTTCACAGGCCAATTTATGGGCTGGAACGGTGACTTCAACGAATGTTGGGTCTGCCGGTGTGATACTGGCTGCTTCAGCAACCCAGTTTGCCGTCATTCCTACGCTCTGTCCTGGGATGTCTAATTGCTTAGACTCGCCAGTGATCTGCCTACACAGTTGCCTCACCGGGTTTCTGTTTTGCAATCTACGGGTCAAGTCCCGGACAAATTCGCTGGGCGCGAGATACTGTCCACCACCTGAGCCTTCTTGCAAAGTCTTCAACTCGATTGAGGATAATGAGGACTTGCCAGTGCGGAGATACTTGCCGAAAATTTCTTTTCGTTCGATCTCCAATTTCTCATTGTCACCATGGGGTCCCAGCTCAGGCCGGTTTTCCTTGGTTTGAATGGCGGCAATGTCAGCCTCTGACTTGTTCATCTTCTCTGTAAGGCGATCAAGACGCTCGTCCAGGTCACCTTTAGAGAGTGAACTCTCTTCTAGGGTTTCGATTTTCTGATCGTTGTACTTCTTGAATTCATTGAATTCACGATGCAGATCATCGAAATGTTGTTTTATTTCACTCATTTCATTTCTCCAGTGTTTTGCAACGGGAGTTCCAAGGCTTGGTTACTTGTCCCACCTCGTCGCTTCTTTCATCGCGTTCCTTAAGTTGTGGATAGAGTGGATCATCTCCGGGTCTATTTCCTTTACATCGGGTCTCTTGGAGCTGGCGTGTAGGGGCGAGATTCCACTGGAAGAGTCGCCGTCTAGTCCCGCACCCTTGAGAATGACTTCAAGCTCTCGGTACGCTTCTCTCGCAATCTCCAGACTATTCCGGGAAAGCGAATTCTTTTGATCTTTAATTATAGAAAGGGATTCCATGAACTCAGAGACAGCGGTGTCCAAAGCCTTTACGCTGGTTACCTGAGCCTCTACGTTCATCGGGAACGAGACCGGGGAATACTCGTACAACTGAATCTCAGAGATAACTCTGAGTCCTGATTCCTCGTCTATCTCATCTTGTTTTGATTCGTATCCGATGCTCAACCCTTTGAGCGCCCCTTGTGCCATTAGTGCCCTGGCCTCCCTGGCCTGTTGCACCTCGAGGCAGAGCTGCCCCTTAACATACAAACCCTTGCTATCTTCGTAGGCATCCAGTCCGGCCCCTATGGGCTTGGTGGGGTCATGCTGCCACAAGATTACGTGGTTCTTGTTGTGGGATAGAGTGCGAGCAAAGGCTCCCTTTTTTATGACGTCCCCTCCGAGGTCTTCGGTGTATGTGCTGGCGTATCCCTCGAAGACGCCTGAGTCTTCCACAGACTTGAGTTTTAGTTTGAATGACTTTGTTTCTCGGTTCATTTTATCCCTCTATGACGTCGAAAAATTCAACACATCTACAGTTGATTATATTCCCAGCAGATGCACCCAGTGACCAATCGCCGGGGAACATCAGCCTATCGGTTCCAAGGAACTCACCCTTGTTGGGGTTCTTTCCTGGCCTCTTGACTGCAAAGGCGGTCTTTAAATCTGCCGCAAGTATTCCGTCTCTGTGCCATCGTCTTGCTCTATCGTCGGGAGTACCGAACCAAGTTTTCACCATCGGTAACCCGGTAGCCTCAGCGGCCATATGATTGGACGCACTGGCTGCGGTTAATGTTTCAGTTCTGGCTATCCTCTCCGCTCGGACTCTGACGCCGTGGTCTCGAGGCATTGTCTTTGCCACCTCGTCTGCCACATCGTTCCAGCTCATCCCTCCGGCCAGGTACTGGTCCATGAGAGTGCGGATGTTGTCCCGGCTTGTGTGGGACATCTCGAGGAACTTGGAGGCAAACGCTGCATCTAGGTATTGGATGAGGTTGGTCTCCCAGGTATACATGAGCTGATCATCCACCTTAAACTCTGTTGGTCCGGTCTGGCTCTTTAGCTGGTTGAATACTTCCTCAGCGAATCCCTCGCCTACCCCTAGGTACACCCCTGTGAGTGTGGCAAACCATGCACCCTTCTGCTCCTCGACAGCCACGTCAAGCAAATCAAATAGCTCATATTCGCTAGTCGCTTGCTTCAATACGTCACACACCTCTTCTATTTCCTCATCAAGCCTGCGCTCGAAAACCCTTCTGGCAGGTGCAACGGCTTCCTGTCGCCTTCGCTCTATGTCTTTCCATTGCATCGTTTTGGTTTCGTCAGCAGTAACCTCGATGGTGTTCTTGCGTCTTTCAATGAGCGCTAGCTGCTCCTCTGCCTCAGCCCTGGTGGCGTGCCGTCCCAGAACCTGGGTCTCGTCTTCCGTTAGCGTGCACCAGATCTGATCATCATAGGGCCTGTCTGGATCGCGTTCTGATTGGGTGCATCTCCTCACCGTCTTTGTGTGAGGTGGTAGCGCCAATTTCTTGACGGGCTCAGCTTGTAGTTCTTCCAGTCCGGAAAGGTCATTGCCGCCATCCATAGGCGGATAACCCAGCAGGTCCCTTGCCTCGTTAATGGTTAGGACTCCAGAGCTTACGGCGTTCATGGTCCGGGTCCAGACCTCCGACCTGTCTTCTTGGAGTGCGTCGATGTTGTCTCTGTCGATCTCGATCACAAAGCCATCACCCAGCTTAGGCAGGAGCCACATGTTTAGTTCTTGGATGACAACCTCGGCAATGGGTAGCACTGTCTCCATGTAGAACGATTTCCGCGCCTCGGCATAACTTGCATAGGACCGGTTCTGACTGTCTCCGATTAGCTCGGGCGGAACTCCGAAAGCAATGGCGATCTCTTTGCCGCTCAGCCTGATTCCCTCGGACCAATCCATTTGCTCCGGTGATTGGCTGATGACGTGTGGCTTGATGCCCCCCTCGAATACCTTTGGCTTTCCTGCGTTGTTAGCTCCTGAGTATTTCTCAGTGAACTCTTCCTTGATCCTCTGACGCTGCTGGTCTGTAAGTTCCCCGTCAGTGGTGAGGGCGAAGGTCACTTTGGCGTTGTTCTTTAGTAGGTTGAAGTTCCATCTGCGACTCTCTGAGTTGGAATCAATGGACCGGGCTGCGCTCATCATGGGTGAGCAGCCATAGTAGTCGGAGGTGGGAGAGAATGCCTTAATGTGCAAGACCTTTTCCCCGTCTATGAATTTGTCTTTACCGTTCACGCTATATTTGTAGTTATGCCCATCTCTACCCGGTACGACTTTCATCCGGTCGGGGCGTAGCAGCCACAGTTCCCGAGGGGGACCGTTGTCCGGCCCTACGCTTTCGATAAAGCAATTACCCGCGATGAGGTAATATGACACCGCAGCCTCTAAGAATGTTGCTGAGGACTGCTCCGGGTTTGGGCGAGCAAACAAATCCACGACGGGATTCCTGGGGTCAAGCACCACGTGGGAAGTACCATCGTTCTGAACCTGCATTATCTTGTATGGCAACCCGGCAACGCTCCGGGCTATTTCAGAAATGGCAGCGAAAACATAGGGGTTCGATTCGTAGCCCTCTTTGGAGAATGCCTCGTAGTCTCGAGGCTGCCAGACCGCCTCACCCGAATCAACTACAATAACGCTGCTGCCTCCAGCCTTCTGGCCAAACTGCTTAAAGATGTCGAATATACTAGCCATATTAGTGGTTACCTAGATTGTGCACGGTCCTGATTTCAAAATGAGACATTTTCCCCGCCTTAAAAGAGACTGT